GTGATCGAAGGTAGCGTCGTGACAACCGGATTTGCAGTGGTCACGTGAACATCATTGTTGACGTTGCCAACTACTGTCTGAATGGGCGGCGCTCGCCGGAATGAAATGACAAGCTGCGCACCGTGCATCGTCGATCCATTGAACGAGCTATTGAAAGTGTGGGCCGACGAACTTAGTTGGCCGTTGACCAAGTAGCTCATGCCGGCGCCAACCTGACCTTCGACGTTATCAATCGTATCGTTGGTTGCGGCCAAGGCGCCGATTTGTGCCCAACCGGACGGAACGGTCATGCTCGAAACGGCTTGCGAATTATGCAGCGCGTAAGTCATGCCGATGAACAAATCGCCTGACGCGGCGGGGGCGCCGCTGGCAATATCCGACCCGATGGTTTGGTCGAGAGCGATGCAATCGACCACGCTCGCGCCGCCTTTGTCGATTTCGGCGCCCGACCACGCCGAACAGATGTACAAAGCCGGCGGCCCAAACCCGACGAAATAACTGTCGGAGCTTGTAAGCGCCTTGGTGGTGATACCCCAAAAAGCGTGCAACACACCGTTCGCAATGTCGCCATCCGGGGCGACCGAATATGTCGTGCCGCCGCCGACATACGTGTTTCCTTGCGTATCGGTCACACTGCCGCTACCGAGTCCCGTGCCGCCCTCGCCGATGGCTAGAATGACAACCAACGAGCCGGCCGGTATGTTACCACCAAAAAAGCCGCCGCCGGTCGGCGTCCCGAATTGGTCGTCCGCCGACTTCGCGCTATTCAGTAGCGTCCATTCCGAAACCGGCGTCGGCGACCAAAGCGGAAGTGTGGTCGTGATATTAGCCTTCGCATTATTGACTTGGATCGTTCCACTTTGCGTCGGCGCCTTCAATGTCGTTGTGATGTGACTCGGCTCGACTTCTGCCGCGCTGTTGCTTTGCGTGGGAGCTTTAAGTGTCGTGACAACCGGGTTTGCCGTAATCGGTGCGGCACTCGCCGAGAATGCTGCGATAGCCGACCCATATTGTCCAGTATGTGAGAGAGTGGCGGCCAAAGTAGTCGCTGTGCCGCCCGCATTGACCTGTGAGGCAACCTCGCCGCCAAGAGTGCCAGTGGTGCCCGAGGGAGTGCTCCATCCATTGCCGCCCGTGATCGTTTCCGACGAGGAAACCGAACAGGTGAAACCTGTAATCAAAAAGAACGCTTCTCCCGCGGCCGTAGGCGTGCCGCTGGTTTGGCTAACCGATGTGGAATTGCTAGTAGTCGTCTTTGCGTTGGTCGCCGCCGTGTCGAGCGACCACGATCCGGTTGTCGTACTCGCGTCCCAAACCGCAATACCGGCCGCCGCGCCGCCAGCCAAGGTGATTGTATTGTTGGAGAGCGCGTGACAATTTAGACAATAATAGAAAGCAACGCCGCCGAAGTTTCCAAAATTGCCGGCCCCGACCGACGCCGCGGAAGCCGACAAGAAGGTGTACGTGTTGGGCACAGTCGCGTTATCTGTCACTGTGTTGTGCGTCGAGGCTGTCATGCCCTCGTCAAACACCGCGACAACGATCAAATTTCCGGCCGCGATAGTCAGCCCGGTTTTAGTATTGCCTGCCGCGAAGCCATGACTGTTGATTGTGATTGTCATGATTTACACCACAGGCGTCCCAACGAATGCGATATTCACATCGGCGAACGTTGCGTCTTGCGTCGGTGCGGCGAGCACATACAAAATGTCACCGGGATTTACGACGTAGCGAGTCATCGCCCACGTCAACACGCCGACTTTTTGGCCGGCGGCGAATGTGATCGTGCAAAGCAATGTGCCCGAAGCATTCAGCAATTGCAGGAATGTGTCGGCGGTCGGCGCCGTACCGCACGCGGCTTCACTGACAACCGTTGATGGGAACGCTGTAGTGGTCGAAGCGATAGCAAGCATCCATCGCTCGGTTGCGCTGACGGCGCCGATCTGTCCGAAGCCAACAGTAATCGTAGCTGGTCCCGAGGATTGCGCCCCAAGAAAACGCTTCTGAATGATGACCTGATAGGGTGGTCGCTTGTTTTCGGATTTCGGCGGAATGCCCTTTGTGTCCGACTGCATGATCCGCTGAGTGATGCGAGGCTCGCCACTGCCGTCGTACTTGTGAGCGGCGCGCGTGCGACGCATGAAGTCGATCTGCGCGGAAGGACTCCAAGTCGCCTTATCCCACGGATTGTTCGGCTCTTTGGAGTAGTCGTAGGCGACCATGATACACGCTCCCGCGCCGATAGCAAACGGCCGCCCTGTTTACCAGGGCGGCCGGTATTCTTCAACCGGGGACGTTTAGGCAGCTTTGACCGGCGGCTTCGTATCGCCCAACTTGGCGCCAACGCGGCCCGCAAGTTCGGCGGCTTTCTCGGCACCAAGCTCGCGCACCTTCGCGCCCTGAGCGGTGACGTTCCAGCCTTCACGCGACCAGGGATTGCCCTTGCCGGTGAGATTTTCGCCGCGACCGCCGCCTGCGCCGCCGCCCTGACTCGGCGGCCACCAATGCGGGCGGCGCTCCATCATGTCTTTGGCCCATTCCTTCGGGTCGAGGCCCGGCGTCACGCTCGCGTCGTTCTTGGTAACGAGCGTGCCGGCGTCAGTAAGTTCAAACATCGTCTCACCGACGAGGACCGCATCGTCGATGGCGGTCGGCAGCACTTTCGCGGCAATTGCCGCGTCGCGGATCGCACTGCGGATTTTATCCCGCTTGATGTTGCTTTGAAGGGTCGCGTTCTCCGCTTCCTTCTCCAAGGTCTTTTTCCGTTCGGCTTCGATCTGACGCTGCGCGGCGTCCAAGTCGCGCTTCACCGGGCCGACCGCGCGCGTAACCGCCGCCGTGATCTGATCCTGGATTTTCGTCTCGTCGAGCTTGCCTTCGGCGGTGAGCGTGGCGAGTCGAGCGCGCGCTTCCGTCAGTTCCTCCAACGTCGCCGGGATCGTCGTCGGGTCAACATCCCCGAGCGAAGTCTTGACGGTCGTCAGTTCGTCTTTGGTGACCTTGTGATCGCCGCGCTCTTTGGTCAGAGCGCCTTGGATGCGGTCAATGTCGGCTTGGGTCTTGACGCCCTCGATGCCGGTCAACTCGAAACGACCGCCCCGCTCCTGATAAAGTTCGGAATAGCCTTCGGGAATTTCGGCTTCCGTTTCGTAGATAGTTTTCAGCTTGGGCATGACGCCCTCCTGTCGTTCTCTCCCCGAGCCATCCCGGTGAGCGGACCCCATGGCCCCTTCAAGGTCGCGCGCTAGACACTACTTTCAAAAGCAATGCTTGTAGCGGGCGATTTCTTCGTCGGACGTACCGTATTGTTCGCGCATTTCTTGCAACTGAGCCGGCGTTTTACCGGCGACTACAGCGCGCGCAGCACGACACGAAAGCGACATATCAGGTTGCTTCTCTTTCTTCGTAGCCGGCACAGCCGGCGCGATCTTCAAAGGCGGTCCCACGACTACCTTTTTCGACACCGGCTTCGGCGCGACCTTCACGGGCGCGGGAGTCGGCAAGGGAACAATCACAGGTTCCGCGATCACTACGGGAGCCGGCGCGGGCGCCTCATGCTTGCGACCGTGCAGGAAAAAGATCGCGACGAGTGCCAGCACGCAAAGCGAGCCGCCGACCACCTTCATGTTCATTGGAGCATTCCTGTGTGCGGCCTGTTAACCATAAGGTCGGACGACTGTCAACCCTGAGTTTTCCGACGCTGGCGCCGATTAAATGCGAGCGCGAGCGAACCGATTTGCTTGTCGTTATAGCCGAACCGCTTTTTCAAGATCGCTCGCGGCTTCTCGGCAGCTTGCATCGCGAGCGCGAAATCGCTCACAGCTTGATCGTGCGCGGTGCGCTCACGTCGGGATGCTCGACGCAAATAATACGGTGGCGGCGTCGGCCGACTCGCCGGCACGTAAGGCCGACGATGCCATTCGCGATGACTATTCCATCCCGCAACTTGCTGGCGCGTGTACTTGCTCATTTCGGGTCCCTCGCGCCATCCTGCGCCCAAGTCGGCAACAGCCCGATCTTTTGCGGGGCGTAAGTGACGCCGCCGCCCGTATTCGATGACGTAGCGTTAGGCCCGTACAAAAGCCTGCGGTTCTCCGCGCCGTGCGGCCCGAAGTTGACCCACTCCGACTGTCCGCGCGTTTCGGTCGTCATGGCGGGTCGGGCGGCCGGCGAGTACATCGCGTAGTGCGAGCGCCAAGCATTTTCTTCGCCGCTCGGCGAGAAGCCGTTGCCTTCTTTGATGTGCCCAAACATATCGTGCACGATCCGAAACACGTCGTTGATCTTCGCTGCTTTGCCGCCGATAATTTCACCGGAGTCGCGCAGCATGGGATTGTTCTTCAACGTCGGATCGCTGCCGAAGCCCTCGTCAGTCGGGAAGCCCCACCAATGATTGTTCTCGCTCACGTCGCGTTCGGCCGAGCGCGGCGTGTCGGCGTAGGGGTCCGGCTGGCCCGGTTTGATCCAGTCAACCTTGAGGCCAGTGCCCTTGATCGCCTGCCACTGCGCCATCGTCTCTTTCGCGAGCGCGTCATAAGAAGCCTTCGTCGCCGGATCATTGGGATTGTGCGGCATCGCTTCAAATGCCTGCGCGATCTTCGCGCCCTGGACCGGATCGGCCATCTGATATGTTTTGGGCGGATCGTATGGCAGGCCAGCTTGTCGCATGTAATTTTCGGCCGCATTGTGCAGCCGATCCATGGGACCCGGCACGTACCAACCGTCTTTGAGCTTCATCGGGACTTGCGGCAGACCTTTGAGCGGCACGCGGCCGTTCGCAATCATCTGCGCGTGCATCTTCGCTTGCTGCGCGGATGCCTCGCCGCCCGAGCCGGCGGTCCATTTCCCGCCGGCATCGCGTGCTTCATTCGGATCAAACGCCATGACTTACTTTCCGGCCGACGCGCCCTTCTTGCCGACCTTACGCTTGAGCGGCTTGGGCTGACCGCGGCGGTGCGGCGTTACGGGGACGGGCTTCGCAGCCGGCGTTACGCCAGCCGGCGGCTCGGTCGGAGCCGGATCGGCCGGCGGAATGGCATCCTCGTCCACAACCGGATCGGTGCCGGTGTCGCCTTCGGTATCCAGGAAGGACTCGTCGGTCTGATCGTCTTGGACAGGTCCATGAACCATCATGCCGACAAGCGACTCGCTTTCTTCCTCGATCTGTTCGTTTTCCTCGTCGAAGTCCATTTCGGTCAGGTCGTTCAACTGCATCATGCGGTGAAGCGACTTGAGGGACAGCGGCAAGCCCAACTGCTTCGCTTGCATGAACGCCAGCAAGCTCGCGCCGGCAACGTTCGCGTCGGCGAAGTCGGTTTGCGGCACAACGGAAACTTCGTCGGGGTCCTCGCCGACCCACTCGGCGGCGAGCTTGAGACACTGTTCCAAGCCGGCGCCAGCGGCGACCGCGACTTGCTGAATGGTCGTTGTGCGCGCAGCAACACGAATACGCAATGCCTCACCCGAAGCGCCGCGCGCGCTGCCCACGTCCATGAACGTCACACCGAACTGAGCGGCGCGATCATCGTCGGTCTTGATTGCCTGACGCATTTCGCCGAGGCCCGATGCACTGACGCCGATGTACTTCGCGTCGCCGCCAAGGCGCAAGTCGATAACGCCCTTGTTGCCAATGCGAAGCTGTTGGTTCTCGTCAACGTCGCTGACATTGCCACCGATAATGACGAGGGTCTGTTGGCCCTGGTAGTGCAGCGTCGAGCGGTAGTCCGCCTCGCCGCGATAAATCGAGAGCGCCAAATTGCTCAGACCGAGCAACGGCGGCTCGTCCGGTTCGGGTACAAGATCGGTGGCGCCAACGAACACGAACGGAATTTGGTCGAGTGCGCGGCCGGCGATCTGCGGCATGATGAAATCTTCGGGGATCGGCATCGACGAGTCATTGACCTTGACGCAGACCTGATACGGCGCATTGAGCGGTGGCCGAGTCCAACCGCTTTCCAAGCTCGCCGGGGTGCCGCGCGTCAAGACGCGGTGCTTACGCTCCGCAACCCACGTAAAGCCTTCGCGCTGGAAACCCGACTCGTCGAGCACCACAAGATCAAGCACGTTGCGACCCTCGTCGCGGCGGCCGGCGTCCCAATTGATGATGCGGTCGGGATCGTAAAACGCGATATACGGGAGAGCTTCCGCGGGATCGGCGCCGGTCGGCGCGTCGAGCAACAGCCCGCATCGCCCATAAAGAAGCTGAGCTTCGTTGATCCGGCGAATGAGCATTTGCATACCCTCGCCCTGGATCGTGGCCTTGTCCATCATCGGCGCGAGTCGAGCCGGCAAGTTGATGACCGCTGGCTTCATGTGCATGATGCCGATCATTGCGCGGATCGCGTCGCGCACAACGTCGTGAAAGTACGCGCGCGTGAGATAGGCGTTGTAGTCTTTCCAGCCCGGCGATGACGGTGTGACCATGCCATCTTGAAGCATGGCTTCGGACGGCGGCAGGTATTCAATGCGCTTCTTTTTTACCGCGCGCTCGCCCGCATAGGTGTCACGCATTTGGACCCACTCAGGGACCATTTCAACGAACATGGGGTGCTTGTCATCAATAGCCATGGCACTCTCCGGGGCGGTTCATTTACCATAATCGCGGGTCGTCTGCCAACCCGCCCTCTGCTTACACTCGGCGCGTGACCAGGGTCGCGGCCTCAAAGCGCAGCATGTACCGCATTTCGTCGCCGATATGATCTTCGGCATCCGTATCCACATCGTCGATTTTCTTCTCGTCGCGCGGGAGCTTGGGCACGGTGCGCAGCCATTGCGGACACCGCGGCCCGACGATGAACAAGCCTTTTTCCTCGCGGATGCCGCCCGGCGGTCGCTTGGTCGCCTTGAGCCGCTTGCGGGATTGTTCCCATCCTTGCTCGCGCGAGCCTGGACCTTTGTCGGCCTTTTCCCAAATGATACCGCGCCAGCGGTGACCATTGATGACGATGGGCGACTCAAAGTCGTTCGCGATGCACACGCCGTTGTTGTCGTCGAAGATTTGCGTGTCCGCCGGTCCCCGACGCACGCGCACGCGGCCGGTCGCCGGATCGCGCCAACCGCGATCAAGCTCATACTGAATGATCGCGCGTTTGATTTCGGGAATGAGCATTCGCGTACCAACATCGGGCTGGCCGTTCTGCCAACCGTAAATTTCGCCGACGCGAAACAGGTCGCCTTTGATCGTTGCTCGCGCTACGCGCTTGCCGGTGGTTGGATCGACGTACTCAATATCGCTGCCGTCGCTCTGCGCGTAGTAGCCGCACGACCAAGGCTTCGACGAGCCATGATCGTATGCGCGTCGGATCGGCCATGAGTCGGGAATGTCGAAGTCGGGGAGCACGATGGCTTCGCGGTGTGAATACCAAATGTCATCGAACATGCCGCCGGCAGCAATGTCCCATGACCCGAACAACCACGCATCAAGCTCGGCGGCGTTGCGCGCCGACGCGCGAAGCTGTGAAACGTATTGCGGCTGCACACGCATCAAGATGATATTCTCTTGAAGCGAGCCGTGGTACGCTCGGCGCGGCGGTTCCGGGTTGCCATCCACATCGACGGTGCCGGTGATAAGCGGCCCCATGATCTTGAAGCGTTCGTGGCCGTTCTTGTCCTTGCCGAGCTTGATCGGCCAGTTGATAAGATTGTAACGCGCCTGGACCCAATTATGCCCCTTGCCGTAGGGATTGGTGGTCGAACGCACGCGAAGTGGAATACCCTTCATCGAAGAACGCACGACCGACTGCATCCGCCGGAACGGCGCGTCATCGCGCCACAGC